GCGCCCGGCGTGATCAGGTACCCCTTGTCGGCGGGCAGCTCGTTCGCCACGACGATGTCCATGCCGAACAGGCGACCAATAGTGGCCTCACGCAGCGCGGAGTTCGCGATCGCGTCGCCGGCCATGCTCGCCATGGTCAGGCCGAGTGAGGAGGCATCGGACAGGATCTGCGCCTCGATCGTGGACGACACGACCAGAGTCCGCCGGGAGCCCATGCCGATCGAGTTGGCGATGTGGCGCAGCATAAGCAGCGTGGACTTCAGCGTCCGACCGTTCTTCGCGCCGGCCACAACGTAGCTGTAAGCGTTAGCGGTGCCACTGACGCCCGAAAGCGAAGTGTTGCCCGGGAAGGTCGGCGCGAGGAGCTGGCTCAGGGCCTTACCCTCGATGTNCCGACCGATCGCCTCGGCCTGGATCGGCACGACCTTCTGCCAGCCCAGGTTGTCGAAGTCGACCTGCTCGTCCTGGAGCTTGGTGGCCTGGTACACGTTGCCCTGGAAGGACACCGCGTAGGTCCGCTCCGNGAAGGCGTCGAGCTGGATGTCGCTCGTACGCTCGGTGCGCCAAGCCAGGTCGTGGGCCGGCAGCACGCCCGGCACCCGAATATTCACGGTGTCGTTCTCAGCGCCCCGGAACTCATCTACGCCGACCTTGGTGAACAGGTTCGGCACAACCAGGGAGCGCTCGACAATCACCGCAGCGGCAGCAGCGATCTTCTGCGCCTTGACGTTCTGGTTGAGAGCCATTGAAAGAATGCCCTTTCAGACAGGAAGTATGCAACAGGAGGCGCGCTACTGGGTGCGCCCAGAGATCGACGCCCTCGGAATCAGACCCGCGCGCCACTCGTCGGCGAACGCCTCGGGATCGAAGTCGTCGTTGTTGTTGGACGGGTCCAGCCCGCCCTGGAGCGAGACGGGCGGCGGTGGTGCAGCGGGCTGCACGAACTGCCGCAGCTCCTCGGCGTGCTTGCGCAGCTCCTCCTCGGTCTCCCCCTTGAGCAGGGCAGCGAGCGCATCCGGCAGTGCGGGAATNCCCTTCTGCGGGTCACCCTTGGCGATGCGAGCAATCAGAAGTTCACGCTCAAGCTGAGCGTTCTTCTCCTTGAACTCCTTGATGGCCGCGTCGATGTCCTCCTGGGTCTTCGCNGCNGAGAGCTTGGCCTCGGCCTCCCGCAGCCGCGTGCGGTACTTCGCGGCCTCGTCGCGCACCTTCGCCAGCTCCTTCTCGTACCACTGCGGCGTCTTCACGTTGCCGTCGTTGCTAGGGGNGTTGTTGTCGACCTCCTGGTCCGGAGCGTCGTCGACGGGGGTAGAGTTCTGCGCAAGGTCCATTGGTTACACGCCTCCCGGACGTGATCACAGGGGAAAGCAGCCGCCAGGACTGCTGGATGACTAAGGTCGGATTGATGAGTTACGCCGGAACCGGCTCGGGTTGAGGCTCGACGATTCGCTGATTCGCGATCTGCTCGACCTCGGCGAGCTTCTTACGGAACTCGATGTCAGCGTCGCGCATGCGCATCCATTCCTCGATCTCGCCGCGAGTGCTCTCGGGCACCCGGTGCCACAGACCGACCAGCGGGATGCCCAGCTCCTTGAACTTGATCAGAGCGTCAGCGGTCGCCGCGAGNGAGCGCATCTCGGTGTCACGCCACAGCACCTCGCCCGAGTAGTCCTGCGCCGAGGTCTTGTCGCCCGACAGGCTCGCGGCCAGGCGGAATACTCGCTCCCAGCTCTCCCCGAAGCTCTTGCGGAACTCCTCGACGCGGCGCAGCAGCGCAGTCTCGGCCGCCTGAAGAGCCTCGGCACTGAGGTTGGCGATCTCCCCGAGCAGGTAGTGCGGCGGAGTCTGCGTCAGCACCGAGAGATGGCGGATGGACATCTCCAGCGACTCGATGTAGCCCGACAGGGGCGTCTCATCGAGCGTGCCGAAGTTGACCTTCTCGTCCTCGGCAAACATCCACCGCGAAGCAGCCATGTTGATGGGCTTCGGGATGGGGTTGCCCNCTTCGTCGAGAATGGGGTCNCCAGGCTCGACGTCATCGGGAACCGAGATACCGGGCGGCGGGTTGTCGATGAGCTTCCGCGTCCACCTCAGGACGGGCGGCGCCATGCCCGTGATCGTGCGAACCTTGAAAGATCCGTATGTTTGCGCGATCAGCAGGTCGAAGACCGTCTGATTGATGCGGTCCTGGACCGGGATGACGAACTCAACGACACCGCAGGTGCGGCCCTGCAAGTCCACCGATGCGGCGAACCGAGTGACCGGACACCCAGCAGCGCCGTGCGGGACCCCTCGGCCGACGCGCACGCTCTCCACGTCGGCAAGCGACGAGAACGTGACCCGGTATTCGCGGGTGCTGTCCCACAACCGAGCCTCGCCCAGGCGCCCGGCCTTGGACTTGGCGTTCGAATTGGGGTAGCGAATGATCGTCAGTGCTGCCCAGGGCTCGATGTCGTTAGCGGCATCCTCATAGACGGCTGCCGTGTGCATCGGCGAAAGACCCTTGGTCACGACCTGGCCCGTGCGCCGATCACGCTCTGTCAGCGTAAAACTGTGGCCGTACTTCAGGGCTTCCCTGTGGACGGCGAGCTGACGGGCGTCGAGGCGGGAGACCTGCCAGTGCCTCCACTCGGGCAGCTCCTGCGTATACTCGGCGTCACCCCGCTTCGCAGACGATGAGCCGCGCCGGAACGAGTCGACGTACAGCGCCTGCGCGGGGGTGTTGATCAGGAGCGGAATGAGGTTGGTAATCGAGCGCCGCGCGAGCAACCGGTACTCAGTATCAGCGCCGGCCGGCATGTACGGCAGNTCATGATCGCCGCGATCGTAACGGTCGATCCTNTCCAGGCGCTCCCGATCGTTGTTGATGATGGACAGGCACCGGCGGGCTACGGCGGTCGGACTGGTGTCAACGACGCCCCAGGCGTCCATGTCGAAGCCNGGGGCGTGCNCGTTCTCCACGGTGACGGCAGGGCCGAGCCCCGAACTGTTCGTCGTCAATGCACACCCCGATCAAAGGAAGTAGCCCGCTCCCGTCTTCTTCCTCTCGGGGCGGGGGTTGGTCTGAAGTCGGTAAAGCGCCTCGTGCGCCAAGACCCAGGCCGCGTAAGCGTCGACCTTTCGAGAGGAGTCCTTCGACTCCTTGCGGAAATAGGAGCCCCACCTGGTCTCGTGGGTTCGGGCGTTCATCGCGTGCCGGCGCAAAGCAAGGTCGCCGTCGTAGAAGACCTTGGCCTCCTTGATGGCCGACATGAGGCGGCTGTGGGCATCCGTGGCGGCCTTCTCCGACCGCATGTCGAACGCGATCGGCGAGTTCTGCTGGGACCGAACGACCAGGCCCTCGCCGTAGTCCTCAGACCAGGCAGCGATGTAGCTTTCCCACAGGTTCATGTCGGCCAGGAAGCCCTTGACCTTGAACGCGCGGAAGGTGTGCCGGACCACGGAGTCGACGTTCTGGGCGTCGACCTGCCAGCGGCCGTGCGCCTCCTCGTCCCAGGTGTGCGGNTTCTCCCAGAGGCCGAGCAGGAACGTGACGCGATCCTTGAGCCTGATCGCCACCAAGGCCGTACTGTCGTCGTATCGACCGCCATCGAAACCAAGCACGATCTCGTCGCCAGGGCGCAGAGACGCCTCAGGGCGCTCGATGCGCTTCAGCTCGTCGGGCGCGTAGATGGCATCGCGGTCGGCGACAATCTGGTTGAGCCACATCCGCCTCGACCGCGCGACGCTGACCGTCGTGTCCTTGATCGAGGAGATGATCGAGTCGATGTCCAACCAGACCGCATCACCCCGGATTTTCGGGATGACGATGCGCAACGCTTCTTCGGTCAGCGGTGTGGCAGGGTGGGCCTCGATACTGTCGTAGAGGAAGTCTTGCGCCGTGTCCTTGCCCTCCTGGCCCAGCTCCCAGTTGAGGCGCATCTTCTCGGCGACGCTGTCCTCGCCGGGCAGAAACGCGTTGGTGATGGCCAGGTACCGGCAGTTCATCTTCGCCGTGTTCTGCTGAACGACCTCGTACATCTGGGTGCCGTTGTTGGCGGCGACCCAGTGATGGGTCTCGTTCAGCAGCACAAAGGTGCTACGACCGCCCTCCAAGGCCCGGTAGGAGCTGGTGACAGCCTCGATGCGGCAGCGGCCACTGTGGGCACGAATCAGCTCGGCGCCCATCTTGATCCCGTAAGCGTCGATGAGCTTCTGCGAAATCAAGACGGGCATCAGCGTCATCGTGTTACGCGTCTGGGCTTGGTTGACGGCGGCAATCTGGACCCAGGCGCGCGGATGCGGCCGGCCAACCGGGTTACCGTCGTCGTCGAAGTGGCTGAACTGGCTTGGGCCAACGAACTCGACGATGCAGATGACGGCCGCCAACGGGTCCTTGCCCCAGCCCTTGAGGCGCTGG